CAAAAAAAGGAGATAAGCGTTGCTTCACCAATTAAAATTATAATTACATCTCTGTCATTATGAGTTTCAGTGAAAAGCCCCCACAAACCTTTTTTGATTGTATCATAACGATTATTTGTTGTCTACTGAGCAAGAGAATTGACACTAAAGTTACTGCGTGGTACTATTAAGTTCTACTCTTTACCCCAGGAGGTACATATGAATAATATGAACATAGCAAGGATAAGAACAGCGTGGACAATGATATGTGTGAGTATTCTCACATTGATGTTTGGATTAAGTTCTGAACAGTCTCATGCAACAACAGCACCAACTATATCGTACAGCAGCGATGTATTGTATATCAACAAATATGTAAACTTGGTAACAATCAAGGATGTAATAAATATTGATATCAGTAAAAAGCAGAACGTAGAATACCGAGTCGTTGACTTGTCTACTAAATCTACTTTTACAATGCCCTCATATAGCACAAAGCTAAATCTAAATCAAAGAGTAGACAACAGGGTAGTAATATCAAGACTAGCAAATGCAATTAAAAGTCAGGAAACTGGCGGAGTTAATGCATATTATCGCAAGTCTTATTCCAGTAGTGCATGTGGAGCTTTTCAATACATGTCAGAATCGTGGAATAACTTTATGGGTTACAAAAATGCATGCGATGCACCAGAATGGGTACAAGATAGGCGTATGATTGTAGAACTCCAAAGTTCTTATCTAAAGTATCATGACTGGAGAAAAGCAGTTGCAGCACACTTGTGTCCATCAAGGGCAGGCAATATGAATACTTGGCACTTATCAGTTCCAGGCAATCCTAGCGTCTTCCAATATGTCTCATCTGTATTTCAGAAGGCAAACATAGCATACTGATGAAAATTCAAGTGTTTTCACAGTATTATAACTTAGCGCAGGCGGGCAGGGTAAAACCTCTCGCCTGTCCTAATCATAAAAACGATTATCCATTTGATGCAACTTACTGGCTGACACATAAAGAAGAAAATGATACAATAATCTTGTACTGTATGGCATGTGGTTATTCTCAAACCGCTGGAATACAATTATACGAAAATATTTTAATTAAAATTAAGAAAGTAGAAAATGAGCAAACCTAATGTAGGAGATTATTTTGTAGTTCACACTACAGGTCCCGCAGCAAGATTGATTCAACTTGGTAACTGGTCAAAATGGAATCATGCGGGCATATACCTTGGAGATGACCTCATCATTGAGGCTCGTCCGACGGGAGTAAGTATTGACAATATTAGTAAATATGATGGTAAACCAATTTTATGGTCTACTGATCATGACAAGCCGTTCACTGAGGCGGAAGCAGAGAAATTACGCACATTTGCTCTTCATTTTGTAGGATATAGATATGGCATCTGGTCAATCATTGCATTAGGATTTAAATCATTAACCTTTGGTATACCATTGCTTCCTGCAAATTGGTTTGCCGAAAAAGAGAATAGCGTCATTTGCTCTCAGCTTGTTGCTTGGGTATGGTCTCGTATGGGTAGAAAAGTATCAAATAAGAAACATGCTCTTGTAAGGCCGAAGGATCTTGCCCTCAGACTGAGCCGAAAGTAGGGTTAAGTGGATTTTTTGCCCATTGTTGATGGAAGATCATGTGAAGGATGTACAAAGTGCTGTGAAGGCCATTTAAGGGCTGAATTGGGTACTGAAAAGTTCTTCATGGGAATCAATGATGAAGGTGTTAGGGTTCCTTGTCCATTTGTTAAAATTGGAGAAGGATGTGGGGTATATGAATCTCGCCCTGTAAATCCATGCAGAACATTTAAGTGTGATTACTTGACAGATCCCACAATGCCTGATACATTTAAACCTTCAATATCTCAAACTATATTCTCAACTCGCACGATTAAGGGTATAGAGTATACGATGTTGATTGAGGCGGGAAAGAAACTGGATTCAGAAGTATTATCTTGGGCAATATCAAAGCATTTGAGTGATGGCAGTAATTTTGCATGGAGAGTATTAGGAAATATATTTTGGATAGGATCAGAAGAGTTCAATAATATGATGGATGAAGATTACCCCGTGTTAGATAATCATGGCTAAAGTTTATGTTGAACGATCTTATATTGAATCTTATGATGATGAAGATAGCCACCAGATATTAATTCACATTAAAGATGAAAATACACATATGTATGCTGGTAAGGTAGAATTAGATAGGGATATTCCTTGGATACATCTAGACACCGCCAAAAATGGAGATTTGCTAATCAACAACTCGGCGGGAATGGAAGAGAACAAGTGGAACCATATAACTAAAGAAATAATAGGAGAGATAAATGGGTAATTTAGGGGAAGAACTAGAAGGTCCTGATTATTATGATCGCCTAGAAGCAATGATAGGTAATATAAGAGAGTTATTAGGAGCTATATTTATTCAGGAACAGAGAAATTATGATGTTCTTATTATGATTGCAGATAAGCTAAAAGGAGATACAGACTCTCTAATAAAGCTTCATGCAGAAGGACAAGTCCTTGCTCCCGCCCCTTCCTTTATGTTTGAAAATAGTGAAAGTGAAGAAAATGCCGAAGAGATACTTTAGTACATATGCAAGAAAGACATCATTTAGAGATTTGCCTAGATTTAAGAAACCTAATATATTTAGGAGATTACTATCCTTATTGCGCTAAGTGAGACATGTAACAATATTAAATTTACTCTGACACTTGGAGAAGATACCTATCATGTTTATACTGATAAGTATTATTTTATGATTCCCAGGTCTGCTTTGGCAAATTTACAATATGGTTTAGATGCCCATTATAAGCACACAGAGCTTTTATTTGGTTTTACAGATGAAGAATTGACTATCTTGCAGAAAAAACGTCCTAAAAGGTCTGCTATAGATGAAATTAACTATCAGATAGAGAGAAAAGAATATAATGGGAAACTAATAGCTCCCTCCGATCTAATTTCCCGCCTTCCTTTTGCATCACAGTCTAGAAATCGCAATGGAAAACAACATATTGCTGATTCTAGATGGAAAAAATCTATAAAAGATGAAAATCCTGATGTTTTGCGTCTCATAGAATGGTATGCAGAAGAAGAATCTGTAATTAGAACAAGATTTCCTCATGTAAAATGGACTAGAGGCTCTTTTGCAATTTCTCCGTGCCATATTTATCCCGCCAAAAAAGATAGAGGAGAAGATTCTTGGACTTCCGACAAAATTTTACGTGATTTAAGCATTGTAAATAAAGTTTTTGATAAAATTTCTTCATCTGATCTAAAGGGAAAGCATGCAATTGATGCTAACGATGCTCAAATAGCGATAAATTATCTAGATGACTTTGATTGGGACAAACTTTCTGTTTCCCGCCAAGTTTTATATGTAATTTTACAACGCAGATTATCAAAAGACTTTTACACTGAATTTAAAATTACAGATATTGACCTAGATATATAAAATCAAGTTTGGTCAAAATGTTAATGGCCAATTTTTATGTATGATACACAATTCAATTTTGATTTTTAAAATTTTTAGTGCGCCCGAATCTACACAATTCGGACATTTCGGGCACAAAATGACCAGTCAAAGAAAAAATAAATTTCAATTTGTCCTAATATGTCCGTTTTGCGACTTGATTTTTCCAAAAAAGTATGCTAGTATTCTACTATAAGAGTTAATAAAGGTTATTAACACTAAAAAGAAAGGTTCATAAAATGAACACTATAACTAAATCAAATGAAATGCATACAGTTTATGCCAATTCCAATACCTGCAATTTCTGCAATAAGTCGGTTACTTTCAGTAAAAGTGATCGTGCTTGGAAAACTACCAATGGACAAGGAAATGTCCGTTGCTACTATACTGTGGAGGTAAAGTAATGACTATAAAATATGCAGAATATATCAAATGTCCTACCTGTAAGGTTCCTGTCCTAGTAGATCAGGAATATACCCCTCCTGCCCGACTTCAGATAGAATGTCGGAATTGTCTAGATGTGAGCGGAATCACACTCTATATCTAGCGTGTCGGCTTGATTTTGTCAGTGGTATCTGGTAAACTACCAGTTATAAAATTAAATAAAGAAAAATCCTAGTTGAGCCTGTTGAGCCTTAGCAAATAATCCGAAAGGTGAGCCTAAGCAAATAAACAGCAAATAACACTAGCCAAGAAAATAGGTTAGAAAGTCTAACCGAATTAAAAAAGAAAGGTGACAAAATGTCATACTCATTTGATACCCCCGCCAATCGTTGGGCAGAATTAGAAGATCACTATATTTCTATGCTTGACGAATTAGCACAAGAAGAAAAGGCAGATGCAGAATTGCAATCTGCACTTGTTACAGTAGAAGATTTTGACTTAGAGGAGATTTTATAAAATGATGACTAGAAAAGATTATGTGGCTGTGGCTAATATTATCAATGGCTATTTTAATTCCGCCGATCAACACGACGGATTAACCGCAAATGTACACGATTTCTTAATTGACCCGTTCATTGAATTGTTTGAGAAAGATAATCCTAATTTTGATTCGCATAAGTTTTGGGAGGCTTGCACAAATGGATAAAGATATTTTTGGTTTTGCTGATGCAATTAATATTGATAATTTAACAGATGAACAAATTAAAATCGTTGAAAATATTTTTAAAGATTTTAAATAAATAAAAAAATGCTCTGAAGTAGGCGTAAAATACTGACTTCAGAGCTGGGCCGCGCCCCCGAGGTCGGGCGTGTCGTTTTACGGCGTGTCGCAAATTTCTCTGTGATTTTAATCACATTGCTGAGCGTCTTAAAATGTGAGACTACTCATCAGTATACTAGACAGTAGCGACTTTTTGTGGGATAATACTCGTATTAGAAAAAAAGAAAGGTGGTCAAAATGACTAACACTAGAAATCAAGGGCTCAAATGCTCAGAATGTGGCAAAGTTCAGGCTTGGACAACTTGTACAAATTGCCAAATAAAGTACATAAAAGATAATAGAGTGTGATTCAATTCACACTCTCTGAGCGTCTCAAAGTTTGAGAATACTCACAAGTAACTAGATATTTCTCCGATTTTGTGAGATAATACTCTTATTAGATTAACTAAAGAAAGGTGGTCAATATGACTACATTAACAATAAAGTGCGAAAAGCACGAGCCAATGGTAGAGGCTATTTCTACAATTTCCCACTCTTTTGATGAGGATACACAATATACTTTCTGTATGAGTTGTGAACAAAATATCCAACGCTCATCATACTATGATGAAGAGCGTGGTACTCGTTATATGAATTGGAGAGTATCTCTCTAATGATTATAAATAGCGGTACTCTTATTCTATTAGGTATAATGTCGTACCTATGTGCTAAACTACTAACCGATAAAGAATGGGGAAAGAAAAATGAAAAGTAAGATTATTATACTAGCGTTAGCACTTTCACTAACACCCGCCCTTGCTAATGCAAGAGGCACAAGCCACAATTCCTACAAACACTTTAAGCATATTAGACTTGCTAAAACTTATGTGGGAACTATTAGGGTCATCAACCCTTAAACGAATGTCGGTGGTCTATGGTAGACTACTACTAACAACAACAAGAAAAGGATAAAAAATAATGACACTAGAAAACAAGACATATCAGGTAGGCGATCTATTCACTACACAGCGTTCAGGTGTAACAGGCACGATCAAGGAGATCGTAAATGTAAAGCCAAATCAGAATCGTGTTAAGTTGTCGGTAGACGGCAAGGATCGTTGGACTACTGTAACGATCAAGTAAGTTTGGCAAATTGCCAAATGACCTGAGTAAGTCACAAAACTGCTCACCAACCAACCCAACAAAGAAAAAAAGAAAAGGAAAACTCAAATGTCACTAAACGGATACACTTATCAAGTCGGAGATCTATTCACAACTAGCACAACAGGCGTAACTGGTCGTATTTATTCTTTCGCACCAATTAGCAAAACTGTAACTCGTGTTGGTCTTACTCTTGCAAATGGTCAAAAGCGTTTTGCAATGGTAAAAACTTCTAAGTAATGCTATAATAATTTGGCGGGTCGTGAGTGATAACAGGTAAATATCTAAGTAGCCTTAGATTACCCGCCCTAACTAATAAAAAGGATAGAAAATAAAATGATGACAAGAAAAGACTACGTTGCAACTGCTGAAATTTTAAACTCTTATGGTGCAGATATGAAGCTGGAAGTGTTTGAAGATTTGGTAAATGATTTCATTGTAATGTTTGCAGATGATAACGAAAGATTTGACTCAGACAGATTCTGGGAAGAATGTTTCAAAAATCTAAACGTATAAAAATAAATAAGTAAATGCTCTGAAGTCAGTATTTTATACTGGTTTTAGAGCATTGCTTTGGGGCCGCGCCCCCTGTCAAGCCGACACGCCGTTTACGGTGGTCATATTTAAACTCTGACCAGTCAAATGTGATGTGATTCACATAACCTGAGCGTCTCAAAATGTGAAATTACTCGCTAGTAGGTAGAAAAATGTCGGTGGTGTCGTGTATAATTCCAACTATTAGAAACAAAGAAAGAAGGTGGCACTTATGCTAATCTCACAAGCCCTAGAAGGCAAATATGTGAAGTCCTCACAAGGTCAAGGACTAATCCAATATGCAGATTTCCGAAAGGATATGCAC